TCAACGTGAGAATAAACTCGCCATCTTGGTTTTCATTCTCACAAATATCCACCAACTTCCAGATCCAATTGTACTTGTCCATAATGTACAAGTAGTGACCCTTGTAAAGGCGCAACAGATAAAATAAGTTCCTGTCTATGTCGGCATATACTATAGCCGAGTGCCGCGTGTTGGTAAAGTTTGCCCGCTTCACGCCGAGGGGTATACCGTTGAAAGAATACGTAATTGCTGTGTTATTTTTTGTGACGATGTAATTATTATTGATAAACTTGATACCTGCCCGTACATGGTCTTGGAAGTGATACCACTTGGAGATTTCAAAAATACCATTTTCTAGAATGACGCGATCTATCGCACTGACCTTGAATTGGGCGCGCGAAGAAATATGTTTGTCGAGTATTTTAGAATTTCGTACATTGAGATAAATCATACCATCTTCCTCGGTACTGAAACCAATGTTGACATTTTTTTCTGTGTAACGGGGGTAAGGAAATTGGAATTCACGCAATGCGTAAGTAGGAAGTTGTCCTTTGTCCGCCTCATAAAAGGAATGAAGTGGAATCAAATATGTATTGTTTTCGCGATCTAAATAGTTGGATATGGCCATGTCATTTTTCAAATCAGTGATATTGTCCACCGCACGAAATTCCAGCTCATACTCGTTTGCACCTCTGCGCTTGATAGCCTTTAACAAGACGACATTGTCGAGTGGTTCAGTGTCATATTCATGTAGCGCATATGAAGATGTCTTGAAAGAGAAGAAACGATCGATACACAAAAAAGGGATATTATCTTGAATGATACACAAAAGCTTGAGTATGATGTGCTTATCTCTTTTGTCTTTTTCAAAGTGAACATTGCGAATGTCTAAATGCACACAGGTTTTAAAATTAGACCGAGAAGCTATCAGTCGATACACTATTATATGTGTGCTCGACTGTTTTTGAAAAAGGGATGTGTGCTTCTCTTGTCCGTTTTTGCTTTGGAAGAGGTGTAAGCGCTCGTCTTCGAAATACCAGCTGAGGAAGATTTGTATGAGTTGATCTTCGCATGCATCCTTTTTTCGCACGATGTGCACATTAAAGAGCGATCCAAAGATGCGCACAATGTCGTGCACTTGAATATCCATCATGTAATCGGCAAATGTTTCCAGAATGACACCATTCGTAACTTTTACATTGTCTGCGTCGATAAAATCCCGGTCAAATGAAATGTCGTGAATGAATACGTCATGTATTGTGTTTTGTTTATAGCGCATATCATCTAGACCCAAAAACTTTGTAGAAACACCTCCAAACGTATCGATCAGAGTATTGACGACATTGCACGCGGATTGTGTTTGAAGACCAAAATGATCACATACCAGCCGTTCGTCGTCATGTGGATGGGAAAAAACCACCCTGTTATAAAAATCTGCGTCATCGTTGGATTCGAATAGCACGTGCCCGTTGAATGTCACATGAGGATCGGAATTTTCCACATTATTCGAAAAGCGCACATATTTTGATTGCTGTTGGTTTTCGTTATTCTTGTCGTCCAAATCCAGGACGAGACTTTCGTTGCTATAATGCATGCGGAAAGGATGCTTAGATTCGCGATTTTGAAAGTATATGTGGTCAAAAAGAGAGATAGAACCGCCGACCGTCAGTGTCTCGCCTGCTTCAAAAGTCCCCACCGCCAATCTTTCCGTGGGTGGAATGTAACTGACATGCGATACGGATGGGCCACCGATGCGATTAAATTCACATAGGCGAAATGGAACTATCGACACGGGTCTGCTCACATCATAAACCCGCTTATTTTGATCCAGATTATTCAACGTGACAGCACGGAGGCTCATCTCGCATGTGTTTTGTGATGTGACGGAAACCTCTTCGAGTGACCAGATCCCCGTGTAGTCGCTTTGTATTTCTTGAATCATCATGAAGTCTTTCGCAAAAGTTTGTCGCATTGTTGGATTCAAAACACGATTCACTAAATGCGTATCTCTGGACTCGATCGTGTATCGAGCATGCTTATCATCTATGACATTATCTGTACTCGTGATATTTACGGGATACTTTTGCGGGGCAAAGTGACCGTCGCGTAAAGCCGGAAGCTCGAGGGGAAATAGGTAAATGTTGATGGAAGAAGATTTTTCGAATTGTGATATAATGGGTGTTACATCTCTCTTTAAGGACGCCATAGGATCAGGATGCGCAAAATAAGCACGGATGCTATGAAGGTCACCCGCGGAGGCTAATCTATCGACCTTTTTCAACAATAGAATGTTTCTGATATCTTCTGCACGACTTTCTGCCGTATTCACGTTCCTCATATGGTAATAAGACCCCTTATTGAACATGAAACTATTGCTGTCCTTGACCACCATCTCGAATGAAATCGTGTTTTCGATGTCATCGACAAATGCGTATGATAAAATGGTTATATTTTCCACGACGTGTTCCAATGCGATGACTTGCTTGAACAATTGTACATCGGGTACATTGTTATTTCTGTAGAATTGTATGTCGATATTATCACCGGATGCGATGGGTAAGGGCATGAAAGACTGTTCAGCGAGAACCACGCTAATATCCAGATTAAGATTGCTGTTGGCATCTACATTTTTTGTGTCGATCTTGAATTTCGTGGTTTGAACCTCAAAAATTTCATTTTCTAGGAACTCGTTTTCATATCTCGCGTCCGTGATCAGCTTGTATCCGTTTTTGACATAATCCGGCATGGCATAAAACCCTTTGACAGGCACATCCTCCACCTTGTTGCGCGTCATAGCATAATAATCAGAAATAATCAGACGATTTTTCAATTCTCCTAAACAGTTCAACGTCATGGTCTGTTGACGCCGATTGATGGCATGATCTTTGTCATAATCATCCGTGCTGACGTGAGAATAGAAATTGATGTTGGAATGGCAAGCTAAAACGTCTTGATAGACATCTGGGTATGTATTAGAGTTGGAAAAACGCTGCACACCGTAAACATCGAGACCATAGTCATTGTTGCTGTCCGGTGTACGGTTTATGCCTACTTTATTCTCGCGAACATAAATGGCAGCTGTAGTGTCATTCGAGTTTCCTATGGCAATCATGTTGCTCAAGGTCGTCGTACGGAAGATGACATCTGAAGACTGCGTTTCAGCAAATGTGTTGTAGCCAGTAGTGGCACCACCTGCCTCTATCCAACCAAACATACCGGACATACTGACATCTTCCATGCTTGATAATACCTTTTTATTGGATGTAGGAAAAGATATGCAAAAATAATGTGTACGTCATATGCATGCTACTCTGTCAAAACATGTATTTTTGTGCAATCATGAGAATTCCTATTATTACAACAGTCATCCATATGAGAAATTGTTCGCGTACATGCATACCCTTTGTGAAGAGACCGGTCACAAAAAGAGGTGTGATAAAGAATAAAAAAAGCACCGTCACAATTAATATCACCATTTTGTAATACTTGTTGTCGGTTTGTGTTATGCGTTTCAAGCGCTGTTGTGCATTACGCCCTCTTTCTATGGATTCTTCGATGTACAAATTTTGATAGGATTGGATCGTCGTTTCGATAAAGCCTTTCTTTTGTACTTGTGCCATCCCAACATAATTCATGGAGATAAAATAATGCATGTTTTACATCAACGCCTTGTACGCCATAACGTGCATGGGAACAAAATCGTTCCTGCGTGCGCTTTGCATCAGAGCATCTATCTGTACAAAAAAAGTGGCACTCATGTCCTTGTGAAACTGTCCCATAAAAGGCACCACATTAAACTCCTTTTCCTTGCGCCTATTATCTTCTTGTGTCATCGAAGACATATCATCCATGACCTTATGATTCAGCATAGGAAATAAGAAGAGGATGTAATTATCATCGTATGCATTTTTGTGAATTTCGAAATCCCTATCTTCCTGAAGCTTACTTCGAATGGCAGATGCGAGCTCATCATCTTTTTTAATATAATACACATTGCGACCTAAGAGAATGTAATCCACCTTATCATTGGCAACTTTTTCATAAAAATTCTTGTTCCCTAAACTCTCACTCAGGACCAATACGCACATTTTTTCAAAGATGATGCGAACGCTCTCGACGGTGCTACCACCGCCCTGTTGTGTATAATAAAACATATATGGTACGTTCACGGGTTTTCTGACCAAAGCATTCTTGAATTCATTTATTTCTTTACGGTCATACGTTGACTTTTTGTTCAAAAACTCGGAGAGTTTTTTATTCACTATGATGGCATGTATTTGCAAGAGCGGGTCGTGTTGTGTTTTGTTTCGTGTAGTGTAGGACAATTCGAGATGTTTTTTTTGCATACTGTCGATGCGATAATGAAGAAAAAACATTTGCACGGCCAAAAAAACGGTGATGATGATGACGCTCGCCAACCATGTCGTTTGTAACGTTTTTGTCAATGTGACCATGATGAACAGGTACCTTATTTATAGATGAAAAAAAATGCAAACAACATCAAAATTACACACAAACAGGTCTACTCTTCTTTCATGCTAGTATCCACTCCCAATCATCGATACCGTAACACAGTTCTTCGTGTGTTTTATGGTTTTCCACGTCTTCGTCGCTACCCCAATACATGTCATCATCCGTTTGCAACACCTTTTTGAATTCGTCAATGACCACGCTCCACTTGGAGTCGTTCAACCAACACAATAATTGTGTGGCGTCTACGGAGACAGTGAAATGCGCTACTCCTTCGCCACCACTCGGCTTTTTGCAAGGCATGGTCACGAAAACGCGCGGATGAGGCAGAGTCTCGCGTTCACTCTGAGTATCATTCTCCTGGGAGCTGCATGATCGCGCCATGGCTATCTTGATACCGCCGTTCCTCAAAGCGTACACCAGCATCAGGTAGTCCTTCAATCCATGTGTGGAATGCAATACATTTGCGAGGGTGGTCAGCACTGTCTGGCCATACCATATTCCCTGATCATCGAACATCTTGTCCAATAGTTCTTGAGTGTAGCGAACGTGCCGATGATCGCCCAGAGATGAAAAGATATCCGGGTTGATATCGTACATTTTGCTGCAAAGTGTATACCTTGTATTGCCAAGGAACGGAGGTTGCTGCGATAATCGAATCTTTGTGAGCAGGTCTCTGTTGCCTGGATCATCTTTCTGCGGCCCTGTGTTGTACTTCTTGGATGTGTAAAACATGACGATGAACTTTCAGGATTGTAGTGATCCAATGTTAGTCGGCCTTTTTATTTATATAGGACACACATGAATGTCTTCAAATTTCCGTAATGTAATGAAAAATTGAAGGACTATCAAAAAAAGTTTACACACTCGATATAATGGAGTCGCGCGTCTATTTATCCGAGGATTCATGGTACGTTCAAGGTCATCTTCCTGAAACACTCGTAAAATACTCTTCTGATAATTTTGAAAATTTATGGAATCTTCGTCCACCGGAACGCACAAAATTAGTTATCTACGGGAAAGAAGTGTTGACACCTCGTTTTAGTAGAAATTACTTGACACCATACAAATACAGTGGGATTCTTCATGATGGTGATCCACTTCCAGATATGTTTACAGTATTTCACGAATGGGCTGGTGGTTTGGACAAATATAATCAATGTCTGATAAATTGGTACGATGGGAGTTTGAATCATTACATAGCTTTACATAGCGATTCAGAAAAAGAATTGGAAACATCTCATGAAATCATGTCTATTTCAATAGGTCATGAACGCGTTTTTAGGATTCGTGATAAAGGAAATTCAAAATGGGATCTACCTATGAAACATGGTTCATACATAATTATGGGTGGTAATTTCCAGTACGAATTTCGTCATGAAGTACCTAAAATGACACTTAGAGAATTGAAACGTCCACCAGATGATAAAAGACGAATCAATATCACCATGCGAAAAATGAAGCGTTGATATGTCAGACATGTCCACACCATTTTTCTTTCATGTTTCTCATCCTTTGCAAGACTGGTTTTCTATAAAAAAAGCATAGCTGTTTGGTAATTTATGCTAGCTAAAAAATAAGATTTGAAATGCACAACTTTTACCGAAACAGGACTCAAAATTACTCGTCCAAATAGAATGTAATGTCATATGGAGACACACTAAAAATGAATTCCTTGTTGCTTTTTTTCAAAGTGAAATTTTCGATAGCATAATAGAATGTAAAGTCCTTTAGTAATTTCCTAAGTTCATTTTGTGATTTGATTTTCATACATGAAAACCGCTTCCGCATCTTTCCCAAACTCTGTTTGAGCTCTTTTTCTTTATCATCCAATTGCTCGAACGCTTTGACTTGTATCTCATTTTTTTTCAACAACTTCTTGGCTTGCTTGACCTCATTATGAGCACCAATGACCTGCTTTTCAATATCTCGGACAGATTGAAGCAAATCGATGAGAGGGGCTGAAAATTGCGCCTTGATTTTGGCAACACTCTCGGTCATCAATACTTTATTATCATGTCGCTGTTTTTGTAAACAAAGTTCCTCTTCATTTTTCTGTTTAGCTTCTAAAACAAACTTTTCGTGAATTGGATTGTTGCTCTTCAAATCCTTGCGCACATTGATTTTTGTGTCTAGCGGTTTATCGGTAAGATCGATATCCGTCCAGTGCTCTGCAGTCTCCGTATCAATATTCACGTTTTCGTTTGTGACAATGATTTCAATCTGATCTTCTCCAAGATAATCTCCTTCTTCAGACTTGATCAAATTCCAGTAAATCATGGCCTTTGTCTTGTTCGTAAAGATATCACGGACCGTTTTAGTGTGGTTGTCGTAAATGATGTACAGTGGACTCATGGTTCAATATCTCCGTAGGTGTTTATATCATATCATCTTACATAGTTTCAAATTTTCGTCATGACAAGTATTTATGACAAATTTTTCTTATCCATATCAAATAAGCGGATTGCTAAAAATGTCAAATGACACGTATGGATTTGTTGTAGACAAGTTTATTGCAAATCGGATCCAATCTTCATATATTCGTTCCCAAAATATAAATTCCCAAAAAATGGCTTTTCGCTCACTCAAGCTTGATGGGACAATTCGGGACCTAGACCCCATGGCCCCCAATTTCGATTTTACACAGTTTGATACCGATTACGAAGATCCTTGGAAACCCTCTTGGTCGGCTTCGAACAAGGCATATGCGCTGGATTCCCGTCAACAAGGAGCCGTCATTTCGAATGGAAAAATCACACTCTTCAGCTCCTTTGATCAAATCGACGTTCAAAAAACCTATATCATAACGAATACAGAGAAAGAACGCGGGACACACGGATCGAATGTCATCGAACCTTTTTACGTGACCGGAATCTCCTGCTTTCAAACGGATACCGATAATCTGTCGGTGTACACGCAGAAACAAACTCTTAATTTGCAAACCGCAACATTGCATACCTCGTATAATGTGATCGACAAGCTATCCGGAAAAAACGTGGTATTAGATGTGGATATGTACACACCACGACACATTCCCTCGGCCGTGTGTCAAAAAGTATGGATCAAACGTCCGCATCATTCTCATTTCCCGGATGATAGCAACACCTTGAGCATACCCTTTTTTCATCAAGTCTATAACAAGAGCAACATTCGAGATGTCAGTTACAACAATAATATCGTGCATTATGAGACATCACGGTCTGAATCCGTCTACATCTTGAACGGCCAGGGGAAGACAGACAGTGGTCATAAAGTGGCCTTTGCCACTATTTATGTGCTTTCCAACACGGATCGCGTGGAAAATATGGGGTTCAATCTCAAGCAAGGACCGTATTTGACATGTGTCAACAAATTCAACATAATGTTCAAAAAGACAGATTCTACAGACAAAAAGATTGCTATCGATATCTTTTCCATCATTATGACCGATTATGATTTTACATTTCCCCTCGATGAGGCTAAAAAACTAGCATTATCGGTTTATTTGGGATCAACCAGTCCCTCTGCGTCCTTTACGAGGCTGCGCACAGACCATGTTAACGCATGGGCGCACTTATGGAACACAAACATCATCATTAATCCCAAAAAGAACATCACTGCAGAAGAAGAGGAGAAATTGCACAAACTCAATCGCATCGTGCGCATGTGCTTGTACAACTTATATTCCATATCTCGAGACAAGGGCTTTCTTTTTCCAGATACATTTCCGATCATCGATCCCCAAGGGCAACTCATGTACGAAGGAGATTTATGGCTGATGCCCGTGCTCTTGTTCCTTAAACCACACGCCGCTCGATCTGTATTAGAGCATCGCTATAAAAACCTTGACACAGCCAAACATACAGCAAATAGCTATGGCCATAGCGGAGCAAAATTCCCCTATGCACCTACACATGGTATCGTGGACATTATGCTTTGGAACGCGGAAACTTCCCTCGGTATCTTTAATAACGCACTCATCGTGATAAGCACTTGGAATTACTATCGTATTACACGTGATAAAGACTTCCTCATTAACAAGGGACATCCTATTATGCGTAATATCATAGAATTCCTAACCGATTTGACGGAATTGGATACCGAACAAAACATTTATGTTCTCAAAAATGTAGTGGGACTCAACAACAGAGAAAGTAAAAGAGGGAACGCATTTGTCAACAATCTCATCAAGCTCGCCCTGCGTTTCTTTTTTGAATCTTCATACGAACTTGGATATTTTGTGCCGGATGAATGGTCGATGATTTATCATACCCTACCTGTACATCTTTACGGGAGTGACGAAGGCACCGACATCGACATACAAAAAGTCATTAAATTCGACAAACACAGTCTCTTGGAGGACAAATATGATATATTGGAAACACTCTATATTTTAACGCCATATCTATCAAGACTTTTTTTTAGTCACGGTGATTTTATGGGCGAAGCCTTTAATTACAACGCTATCAAACAAAACATTGATTTTTACGAAAAGCGACGCAAATCTGCCACACAAAAGCATCCTTATAACATATTGGTGTTGGCGATATTATATGCCATTTATGCTCAGCATGATGAATCTTTTGTCACGCATTTTCAAGACTATTTGGACATGTTTCTAGAAAATTATGTCGATGGCATATGGCATCATATGCATGATTTTAATGTGAGCAAGCCTATGTCATCGTTTAATATGAATGCAGCCTTCCTTATGGTACTCCTTCAGAGTATGGCAGGTATACACATTACCGGAGGCGTGTCGGAAAGCACTTTTTATTATGAAGAAATGGGGATCAAAACGGCAGAGTCAAGAAATATGCCAAAATACTGGGCAAACATGATCGTACAAGGCTTTGATCAATCCAGAAAAACGTCATCCACAAGAAACCGTATTCTTTATCTCAAGCAACAGGACAACATATAGCATTCACGTTTGCGTATATCTATTATTTTCTCACGCAACTATATACAAGGGAAGCATAGCACGCGTAGGGCTATGTCAAACAGTCAACTTGCAGATGCCGCTTTTCTACAAGTCGCTTCATACAACGGGGAGATTTTTACCGACAGCAAGCAAAATGATATCCTATTTTATTGTGATCCCCATCAGAAATTTTTATTGGGTCCAAAACCAGCAGAAGAGAATACCGATGCACCACTCACTTTGGCACCACAACATGTTTCTGTGAATGTACCCTGCCACATCTCAGAATTGCATGGTACGCAAGCTCATTTTTCGAATATACACACACCCGTCTTCACGACAGATTCTTTTGCATTTGAAAATTCACAAGGACGTCATCTGCACATCAGTAGTAATTTACACGTAGATGAGCATGCCGTGTTGGCAAATGTCAATACAAATACACTGACGGCCTCGAATATAGACATTAGAGATACCATGCATGTGGATGGCGCAAATGCAAGGGTCGGCTTTTCCAATGTATCGGCATCCAACATGGAGACGCACGACATATCATGCACACGAGCAGCTTTTTCTCAGTGTACCGTCGATGATTTACGATGTAAACACACTCTTTCATCAGCTAGCATCAAAACCCCACAATTACATGTCAATGAGCGGTGTGATGTATCTTCTTTCATAGGGTTTTCTAGGAAAAAAGAATGATAATTTAAAAATGGCTCTAAATATAGTGGATTAGTACATAAAAGATGACTTCTTTTGACCCTATTTTATTTCTTTATTTACAACCCGAGCTCCAAGTCACGCATAAGTTGGACACGGTTGAAAAAGCACACGCCTTTTATCAAGACAATAAGGCTTTGGCCGAAGAGCAGGGATGGGTGTGGGATCTCGATTTTCTGCCCCCGCGATTTCATGCGCGCCTATTCATTGCCCAAATCAAAAACGATATCGCATTAAGTGAAATCAACTCGACCATTAAAGATGCAGTTCAAACGGAACAAGGCATAGATACGTCTCATCTCCTCGCCAATGCGCAATACGTTCCCACTCTTTACTTTGACGGCAAGGTATTTTCACAGGATACATTTATCGTGCAAGAAAATGATGGATCCGAGTATCTTCACGATGGAAATCTCAATCCCGGAGATCAAGTCCAGGTTTATTTGAAAAGTGATCTCGGATTTGTCAAGACTCTTTTTGTCACGGTCAAAGAGCGTATTGACGCGAAAAGCTTTAGCATCCAAGAAAGTCATCTCA